CAACTATACTGTTTGGCGACAAAAAGCAACATACAGTAAAATTTGTTGCACCGAGTAAGCCTACACTATATTTTGACGGACAACAAGAATATGATGGCGAGAGTATGACGGTTGATATTACACTGAAAGATGCGTTTTACATTGACGGGAAACAGATTGCCGGAACGTTTTCAGAACAGTGTATAAATGTACCGATAGGCGGTGTTTATATCGTTGTGCGCTATGATTTTAGTAATAATATGTGTAGTATATCATCAAATTCTACATCTGTACCGTCGGCAATTTCGGGTGATGTATGGACATTTACATTGTATCATATTGACGATATAAATTTAGAAATGAAGATAGACAGCGAATCGCCGACAGGGGAAAGATATGAATTTATATCTGCGTCGTTTGACTATGTCATAGAAAACGAAAATACCACAGGCGACAGTTATTTCATAACCAATACATACGAACGTGTTCGTACATTGGCAGATTTGGCAACTGTCAATAAAAATTCATTTATTGACGCAGTAAATGAAAATGCAAAAAATATTACGGACATCACCAAAAACCAAATATTTGTCGTGTGCGACGGCGACCACGACGAATTAAAATTACAGGCGGCGATAGATAGCGCGCCGTATAAAAGTATTATATATCCTGTAGGTGAATTGTGCATTATTACAAATGCAAATATGAAGTCGGGTTACGGAATGACGGGAACTAATAACGGTGTGGCAATTCCGTTGAAAGGCGGAATGACGTTAGACGGTTCAATGTGCGATACAATTATGTTCAAAAACACAAATCCTGTCGCAAAACAATATGTTTTTCATCTGCCGGAAGGCGCTAAAATACAAAATGTAAAATTTACAGAGGACACGGACACAGTAACGGCGGACACAGTAAATCCGACAGTATTATCAGCGCAAAGTAGTTCACAGATAATATCCTGTACATTCTACGATATATTCAGTACACATCAATTCGGTGTATCAACGTTTGAAATGAGCAACGTTCTGTTTTTGAACAACGTCATAGATACGTTCGCAGGTGCACCGGCAAATAATTTGACATACGAAATAAAAATCGCAGGCAATTCGTTTGTTATGGGTAACAAATTTTTGAATTTCACGCAAAAAGAACAATCGTTAGGATATATGCTACAGGCGTCAACCGTTATATTTGTAAACAATTATATGTCCGGTTTTACAAATTGCAGTATTGATATAGGCAAAAAAATAGTAGGCAATATATTTAAAACGTTTACTGATTGCAGTATCGATATAAATGGCGAAATTTCGGGCAATGAATTTGCAGCAATTACACAGAACACAAAAACACCGTTTATATACACCAAGGGGATTACATTAATCAGCGGAAACAGAATGCCTGTTATAAAAATTAATTCCGAATATATCGATTTTATCGAATGCGGAAATTATGCCGTTATATGCGGAAATTATATGCACATTTCCGCAGGCCCTACGTCGGGACAGTGTAATCTAATATCAGCCAGCAGTCAGACGCTGATAGCAGATAATATATTTAGGACAACGGCGTCTGTAACGGCAAATGCAGATTTTTCAATTATATACAGCGACGGTAAAACAGTAGTCAAAAATAACGTGACAAACGCAACATCAATCGGAACGTTCAGCGATACGTGCGTTGTCGATGGAAATGTGACAGGGTGGTGATATTATGTACAAATTTTATATGAAAAACGGGCAGGCACAATTCTATGAACGCGGTGTTGAAATTGACGGCACGGTGTACGGAATACATACCGACAGGGATATATTGCGTATAAAACGCAGTGTTGTAAATAACAAATTCGCCGAAACTGACGACAATTTCGATATGGACACAGAAATCGCAAAAATTCAGCATACGAGCATCACATTTAAACAGCCGACATCAGAACAGCTGTCACAGATACAGGCGAAAACATACAACAGTATGACAGAATTAAAACAGCACGTTCAGTCCATTATGAACGGTGAGCTGACACAGGATGAAATCAACGCAATGCTGATGTTACAGATTGCGGAACTGAAAGCAGGTGTTGGTGGTGAATAAAGCGTTAATCAAGAAGTACTATCAAATGGGTATTTACAAAGAGAAACACCTTGACATATTCATCAAGGCGGGAGATATAACGAAAGCAGAAAAACGAGAGATTATGGAGGGTTAACATGGAAAATGAAAAAGAAGTGTGGGAGCGTCTGACTGCCGTAGAGCAGTCCACCAAGTCGGCACACCACAGAATTGACGGTATCGAAAAACTGACCGAAAGCGTTCATATAATTGCTACTGAAACTAAAGCAATGAGAGAGGACGTAAACGATATTACATCACGGGTAGACGAAATAGAAAAACGTCCTACAAAGCGATACGAAACAGTAGTTACCGCCATTATTACGGCAATAGTGGGCGGTTTGATAGGTTATTTTGTTAAAATGTTAGGATTTTAGTATTTTAGGAGGTACATAAAAATGAAAGAATGGTTTAAATGTGCAGGTATTCGTGCAATAAAAACAGTTGCACAAACAGCAGTTGCCACTATTGGCACTGCTGTTGCATTGGGTGACGTCAACTGGGTAATGGTTGCGTCAGCGGCGGCATTGGCAGGTGTATTGTCGTTATTGACATCAGTTGCAACGGGATTGCCGGAAATGAATAACGAAAAGGGGGAATAAAATATGACGTTACAAGATACCGTTGCACTGATGAACAGTGCGGACTACAAGGAACGTTTCAAGGCAGAATATTATCAATTAGCCAATAGATTCAAAGGATTAAAGAAAATGTTGGAGGAATGGGACAGGGGAAAACTAAAATTTTCCCCAACGTGTCCACGCAGTACATATAACATACAACTAAACGCAATGGCTGACTATTTGGCAATTTTAGAGGCACGAGTAGTAATGGAAGATATTGAATTGAAAGAGGTGTAATAAAATATGACGGATAAAATTTTTATAAACGCAGTAAAAACATTAATCGCAAACTATTTCAACAACAATGTTGATGTGACAGACGGTAAGAAAATCACCACAGATGATGTGTATATCGTGTGGAGCTGTAAGACATTGCAGAATTTTAAAGCGTTGGCGTCAACAACTGTATCGGACGGAATGTATTACGAAATTACATATAACGGTGATAAAAATGAGATGTATTTTGACGCATATAAAAAATGGAAGAATATGACCGTAAAGGAGTGGTGATAATGTCGGCGATAGATAAATTGATACAAATAGCCAATGCAGAGGTTGGCTATTTGGAAAAGTCAAGTAATTCACAGTTAGACAGCAAGACAGCAAATGCCGGTACTGCCAACTACACAAAATATTGGCGAGATATTAAACCCGAATACCAAGGACAACCGTGGTGCGCGTGTTTTGTAACGTGGTGTTTTGTCAATGCGTTTGGAAAAAATAATGCACAAAAATTATTAAAACATTATCCGTATGTGTATTGTCCTACAATGGCAAATTTGTTCACATTAAATGCAAATCCAAAAGTAGGCGATATTGTTATATTCAAACACAACGGAACATTTACACATACGGGAATTGTTACAAGCGTAAACGGCGATTATTTTACAACAATCGAGGGCAACACAAACGGAGGTAGTACCATTATTGCGAATGGCGGCGGTGTTTGTAGAAAAAGTTATTATAACAGTAATTTACCGGGGACAAAATTTTGTACACCGGATTGGAGTATAGTCGAAGAAAGTGAGGATCTAACAATGTCACAGTACAATGAATTAAAATCATTAATTGAAAAACAGTCGGCGGAAATTGCCGATTTAAAAAACATCAACCAACAGTTGGTGAATGTAGTTCAAACTACAATGGTTTATGATTATGTCGACGACAATATGCCCGATTGGGCAAGAACGGCGGTGCAGGCGGCTATGGACTGCGGTGCGGTACAGGGTGATGAAAACGGTCATTTGGGTTTGTCCTATAAAGACTTAAGGGCAATTTGTAGAGAGTACAGATGTGGTATGTATGATAAGTAGTTTTGAGGGTGGTGTAATGCCACCCTTATTTTTTTTCGGCAATTTACAATTTATTTACAAAACATCAAACAATATTGTAATTTAGTGGCATATGTTGTATTATATAACATAGGATAAGAAAGGACTAAGATATAACTATGTATACAATTACGCAAGACAAAAAGAATATTGACGGAGTAGTAAAGACCACATACGGCATTAAGTGTGACGAAGTGTCTGTCAAAGATGTGTCGCCGAATAAGGAAGAAGTGGCGGAATTAATAGACAGGCTGAACA